GGGCATCAATTTCAAGTCTTACTTTCTTTTCATTGGCTTTCTTGCCAATTTTAATTACGACTGCCATTTGCAAAAATCTCCTTGACTAATTGCTGAGTTTTGAGAACTGTCTTTAACACATCTTCGTCTACACCTTTGCGCTTAAATCCGTCGAGATGAGCGATAACCTTTTCGGCCTTTTGAACCATCTCTTGATCATTCACTATCTCTTCTAGTTTAAGTGCTTCTTCCAGTTGGGAACGCAACCGCAAGATCTCTTCATTTAAGAATGTTTTTAATTCTAATGAGTTATCCGCAAAAGAAGAGATGTAATAACTCAATAAAGTCTTTTGCTCTTCCAATAGGGCACTTTCATATTTTTCATTAAACTTAGAAACAAACGACGTGTAAAGCAAATTATCCATTTCTACCTCTGTTGCTCCGGAGGCGCCCGATTGGGACATCTTCTCTACGACCTGATCTTCTAAAATCACACGATTTTTAGGAGAAGTGGTGGTAGAAAAAATCTGGGATATGGTAGCTAAGGTTCTGTAATTGGGAACAAAATTATTAAACAATGATGGCGACAGTTCTTTGTTGATATCGCGTATTAAGTTGCTCTGCTTGTCGAAGAGCTTCTTATCATCAATTAACCGTTTTTCCAACTTAGCTTCTTTAAGGATTCTTTGAGAAGTTTCTATATCTAAATTTTGATTTTCATAAAGCGATCGAAAACATTCCAAATCTTTACGCAGCATGCTTCCTGGTTTAAAATGTTTCTTGATTAAGGACACTACTGTGTTCTTAGTTTCCGTGTCGTTTTTAAGGATAGCAGCGGTGCCTTCTCTGATAATAGATTCGTAAACAAATGCTGTGTTTCGTTTTTTGTTATGCTTTATTTTCATCTTTTTGCTCCGTTAAAACCTCTTGATTCTTATCTAAATCCTGTATAAGATTGCGAATAGAGTTGTTAATTTGAAAAAGTTGTCCTTCTTCAGTTTGCTCCCTCAATGAATAAATAGATGTATTTTGTTCATAAACACCATTTGCAAGCCCAGTTGTTGTAGCTAGTGAGTTTATTTCACTCCCAGGTAATATATTTCTAAGAGTGGCGCTGCTTTTTTCTGCGCTACGGTGTGACGCATAAGAACGACTCCGGGCGCCTCGGTTGCGCTTGTCATTTCTCACCGGCTTATAAACTTTTCCTTTCGAGCCGGGTGTAAGTCGTGGCGCATTACGCGATCCTGGAGGGACTGCCAGTAGTGCGGAGTCTTCCCCTCCGCCGGCTTCCGGCTCTCCGGGGGGCCCTTCCACATCACCCGCGGGGATCTCTTCGGGTGCACCAGCCTCATCGCCGGCTAGCGGCATCTCGCCTCCCATATCGGCGCCCATGTCGCCGCCACCAACTGCTCCCGCAGTCTCCGCGGCAGCGGCAGCTTCTGCCACTTGTTGAAGCGTGGCATCGTGCTTGCGATCATAATACATCTCTCGTTGGTTGCGCACAAATTCTTCATTCGACATTCCGAAGATATGATCCGCAACCCAGCGACGTGAAAAGAATCCTTCCGTGGCTGAGGCGGCGATATCAAACTTCTGTTTCCAGTGTTCGATCTCTTGAAGCTCGGCAATTTTAGAAGGATTGTTCAAGGTCAAGCCAAATGCGAGGAGATCATCTCCTCTGAATCCCAATGTATAAAGATGGATGATGCCGATTTTTTCTAACTCAGCAATGACGACTCGTTGAAGTCTCTGAATGGTTCGAGCGAACCGAATGTCTTTTTGGGCTAGTGTGGTCTTATCTTCAGCCGCTCCTTCTCCCATAGTCAAGTATGACTGGGGAATCTTTAACGCAGAAAATAGCTTGTCGCGCAGATACTTAACGTCATCAATAGCAGTGGTGTTCTGACCTCCAGCAAGGTTGGTGATGTCGGTTGCTGAACCAGGACGCACGGGAATGAAGTAGTCCTCTTCGATGCTCATGGGGTTATACCGCAAATCAACATGGCCGCTTTTAGAATCAATGACTGAATGTCGCTTTAATTGTGTGACAATCTTTTCCATGTATTGTTCCACATCTTGAGGGGGGATTGCGCCCACATCAATCTTGAATAGTCTTCTTTCAGATGAGCGCACAATACGATAAGCCATCATCGCATCTTCCATCAAAGTTAACTGGCGCCAGATGCGGCGGGCCGGCTCTAAGATTGAAGTGCCATATGGCGCATACTTATCGTTCCCCAAAATACGAAAATGGGCAACTTGCCAGTTCTCAAATGTCATCCCAGCAGAGTTCCATTGGTATTGGATGTAGTTTGGATTAGTTGCGTCCTGTCCCTCTAGCCGTTCAATTTCTGCGGCAGGGAGTGGAATGACAGACTGTACTCCAAACTTGTCATCGATGTCCAGATACAGGAAGAAGTCGCCATACTTACACATCGTACGAGACCAACCAAACAAGTTGTATTCTACATTCAAAATGTTAGAATAAAGGATTTCTAAGACTGCTTTGATTTCTTCGTTGGGACACTTAACGTTAAGCATCGGGCGCAATTCCGAATAGGTCGTCATCTCATCAGCATAGATATCCAGAGAGGAAGCAATCTCTGGCATATACTCCATCTGATCGAAATCAACATACCGTTCGGTTCTGCGCTGGTTTTGCATCGCGTTCGCGGCGATGGAATCCAAAGGATTGTAAAGAGCCTTCTTAAACTGTTGACCTGATGCTGTTTTAAATCTAGAAGAAAATTTATCTAAATGTTGTCGTCGAATCTTGCGTCCGGTCTGAGACCGGTAATTGATAATCGGACCTGAGAAAAGTCTGGTTAATGACTTAAATAAGGTGGTTTGTTCGTTGGCGGGGTTTTTTCCTTTGGGTGGCATTTATTTTCTCACTTTATAATCCATTTATATTGTTGATATAATTTATCAGCTTCCGACATTTTATCAAAGATATTGTCTTTTTTGTAGCCATCTTGGCCTTTAATTTGTGTATTCAGCGATGTTTTGGAAGTGTAGATGGCGTCGACAAACGCCTTTTGATAGTCTAAGTCGCGGCCAGACGATTGAATAGCTGTGTCTCTCACCCAGCACCCAATCGCAAGGGCCATAATTAAATCATCATGATAACTTTTCATCGCTTGTGGCTTACCGTTTCTCCATACAAAAGTTTTAAACTCATTCACGGTACGTGATGAATATATCTTAATTAGTTTATTTCTAATGAATTCCTCTAATTTTGCTATGATGAGTGGTCTAGTTTTCATTGTAGTTGAAAACCCAGCAATTGCTGAGGATTGGTACTCTGCCTGATATTGCTCGATATATTCATGTGTGGACTTAACAGAATAGTAGAGATTCGGGTACCCATAATCTACGAGCTTATCGAGCACTGTGTATCCGATACTGTTGTTTTCCACGACTACCATGGCGTTTCCAAACTCTCTTCCAATCTGATTCACCATGGTCGCATATAAATCTGGTGTTGGGCGCCCTTGATATTCTCCTACTACTTCCAAAGTTTCTAATTTAATTAAATGAAATGTAGAATAATCGGCACCATCTCCACGCGCAACATCAACTGACATTAAATAATTACAGCTCGGATCAAACTCTTCCCAAATCCAAAAATTTCGATCAAATGCGGTACGGTACTTGGGAGCCTTAACATTGGCTACCATCCATTCCATACACTCAGGATCGATCACCGTTTCTCCGGAGGTGTTGAAGTTGCACTCAAGCTCTTGGGCGATTTGACGCTTAGACATGTTCTTGGTTTCTTTTTTGTACCACTCGCCATCGCGTTCAGGATGAACATCCCAAGGCAGCGTCGTCATATTAAAGTTGTTAGTTCCCGCGTCGGCATCTATACATGTTTTATGAAACCAATTTCCTACACCATTGGGAGTAGAGAGGGCAATACAGCGCCCACCGGTCGATAGTGTAGGGTATAGGCCCGTCCAAAGCTCTTCGAGATTTTCAATGTGAGCAGCCTCGTCCAACACCAAAAGTGACAACGCTTCAGAACGGCCGGCATCGCCAGACGTTGAAGCCGCTTTAATTGACGAACCATTGGAAAGCTCAAATGATGTTCTGTTGTCTACGGAAATCTTAGCGATTCGCAACCAATCCGGCACATTGCGCATAATGCTTTTGACTTTCTTGACAAGGTTGCCAGCTGTGGCAAACTTTGTTGCCATAACAAGAATGGCCTTATCGCGGTGGAACAACATCATCCACACAATGTAGCCGGCCGTGATGGTGGAGATGCCCAACTGGCGAGCTTTAAGAATCACATTAAACCGATAATCATTAAACTCAGTTAAGAGATTGTCTTGAAAGTCATACGTATCAAACAAAATCAACCCATGCATGGGGTGAGAAATACGCGCATAAGTGTTCAAAAAATAAGACGGATCTTTACCGCATTTTAATATCTCTTTGACTCGCTGTTTCTTGTCTAACTGAAAACTCATTCGTCATTGTCTTTGGTTTCTTTTATGCTTTGTTGGGCTTTGGGAGGGCTATAATAGCGACCGAGACTCTTCTGCATCTGGCCCATTGAAAAGGCGTCTTGTCCGGTTATTGATGCTGCTAAATAATCAATACTGATATCTAAATTGTCCATAGCGGATAGGAGCTTTTTTAATAGCTCTGTGATTTGTGGGCCTTCGAGTTCTTCTTTAATGATCTGCTTAAGTCGGGATTCGGTAATGATCATTCTCGATAATCCTCGGGATATTCTGTGACATCCATCAAGGTCTGAAGATCGGATATGATTTGTTCTCCCATGCTTTGCGCGACCTCGTCAGGCAATTCCTGGAACGCTTCTTCCAATTCGTGATAAGCATTCTCGATTCTTTGAATCAACTCTAGCGGCTGAACGGCATCGGTTTGGTGTGGGGGCGCTGTCTCTCCGGCAGTAAGATTGTGCCAGCGAGTCTCATTCATAACTTCCTTAATCAGAGACATTAACTCTTCAAGTTTGAACCCTGCGGCGGGTCGACCTTCGGCGCCTTTAACATATAGCGTCTCTTCTTCCGGGTAATCTTCATCCCCGGGAGATGACATCTCAACGCCGGGGATCTGTGAAAAAACGATCTGGAATATGTCGGCGACATCTTCCGGCGGATGGCCGTGGATTAGCTCACCAATGCTCGCCACCAGTTGGTCTTGACTCATTTGGCGTGGGCGCATGGGCACAGACTCTGTGTCATCTGCGGGGCGCCCCAAGGGCATTGTATCTGCTGCTAATTTATCCATGGGCATTGTATCGGCCGCGCTCAGAGGAGAACGTGGGATCCCCGGTGTGGTGGAGCGTCGAAATGCGCCGGGATCTTTGTCGGGATCATATTCGGGATCGCCTTTAATCCGTTGAAGCAGTTTCTTAATGTCTTCTTCGGGAGCTTCACTAAGATCGATATTTTCTTCTTGGAGATATTCTTCCAAGATAATGCGGTACAGTTGGGACTGAGTGAGGTTCATGCGCTTTGTTTCCTACTTCTTGGTTCGAGTGTCGTTTTTCGGGCGCTTGCCCCAGCCTCCTTGGCCTAAGAACGTTTCCCAGCTTCGCTCTAATCTATCGCGAGAGGGAGCTTCAATGTTCATCTCTTCCGAAAGACCACCAACCTTGTAGTGCTTCTTGGCCGTTACCCAAGTGCGCACCCGAGATGAGTTTTCCACATGAACATCAACTTCGCCCTCTTCCGTTAAAGTGACAGAGTCTCCGGTAAGTTTCTTATATTCTTTCTTTAGCCAGCCAGCGATATCAGTTAATCGTTGATCGATTTCCCCTTCAAAGCCATTGGCGTATACTTCCTTCAGTTGAATTTCCGACTGGTAAGTTAGGCACATCATGTCCCCATAAAACTTTACATTAAAGCCGTCCATTACTCGCTGATCGATGAGAGCGTCACCCTCTTCTCTACGAAGAATGCCGGGCTTAGCGGGTTGATTGTCTTCTCCAAGCGCGCCGTCATATGCGTTTGCTGCCGCTTGTGAAAGTCCTTTTACGATATCGTAGATTGTTGCCATTATTTATTATCCTCTTTAATTTGGGGTCTCCAGCCTTCTAACCATCTTTCTTCTCTGTTCTCGACGTATTGAACGTAGCAGTTATTACAACACTCAAATTTGACGAGGCAAACATCATCCAATGATTTCTTTGGAAAAGATCCGCAGACTGAACAACATTTTACAGATTCTCTATTAAGTAGTTTTTTTGAAATCTTAATGCCATTAACATCTATTTTTTCTTGCCATTCGTCATTTTTGATTATTTTTTGGTAGAACTCTCGCATCTGGTGGCGATATTCTTTCTCTTTGGTCTCGTCCCAATTAGCCCGCGGGTTCTCAACTGCAGTTGAACCATACTTCTCAGCGATGGCCTGCTCTACTTTGGCAATATAATTTAAATCTTTATCTTTCATTGAACGCCTTGTATGCTCCATACGTTGCTGCGGACCCCACCACTAGACCTCCGACAAACCACCACGTTTTATTGCGCGGCGAAGTCTTCTTTAGAGATTTGACAAGAGATTGAATTTCTTTATCTTTTTGCATTATAAACAAATCGTACTCATCTGTTAAGGCTTTATGTTCAATCTTCAAAGTTTCAAGTTCTAGCCGATGGTGCTCTTCTAAAATGCTTAACTCATATTGAACCTTACTTTCGCAAGCAAAGGCCGCAATATCATAACTTGCTAAAATTTCGCCGGTGGCCATCTTATCAAACAAAACACCCTCGAAGGGTGCGCATTGTCTTTCACCAAGGATGGTAAACTGTGGACTTTCCGCATTAGCAGAAAGGCTCAACATCAATATTAAATTAAGGAACATATTCAAATCCAAAAGTCTTTTCTATGTCTGTAATTAGTCCTTCTTTGTCTTCGCTGAATTTCCTACTGTATTCTGTTGTTTTGTTTTTGCGTTCTTCTTCTAACTCTGCGCGAGTCTTTTCATACTCTTCTTCGATGGCTGCTATCGAATTAAGGAAACTTTCCATCAAGAGTTGCTTTTCTTCTAATTCTTTTTTATGAATTTCTTTAAGTCCCTGGATTTGCGCTTCTGTGGATTCAATGCGAGTGGTATACGCCGATTCCATCAGGTGATAATCATAGCGTGTCTTTAACACTATAACAGTGGCTAACAACACTATGGCAATTACTTTCCAATTCTTAACAACAAATTCTACTATTTGTTTCTTAATCATTGTATCCTCGCAATCTAGCGATGCCATCAATAATCGTCTGGCCTCCGATATAGATTGCTGAAATAATCACCCAGTCATCGCTGGTGACGTGTCCTGTAAATGTGAGTGCGGTTGCCGTCGCCCATACCATCAATTTACGCGATGTTAATTTCGCCAACCATGTATCAACGAATGCTTTTGTTTGTGCCATCATTTTTTACCTCTCTTTTTTTTGTATTTTCCATCTTTTGTGAGGCGCCCTTCTTTGCCCATGTTGATTGCCGCGGCAACCGCTTGGTCTTGAGACACCCCTTCTTTGCTTTTTAAGTGAGATATCTTCTTTGATACTCTGTCGTCCTCGTCAAGCTCACCTGAGCTTTCTTTGTCTGGTCAGGTCTCTTCTTGAAGTTCAGCCTCTCCTTCTTGGGCTGTGTCTATCTTTTTAATCAGGTCCATAACCATCACAAGATCAGGTGAAGCGATATTTTGTGCTAGAACTTTGCTTACCTTATCTTTTAAGCCCAATTCCATAAA